GATGTAAGTTATAAAGATTCTGCAGAAATGGTTAAGCAAAGCTTAAAAAACTTTGATCCGAGTATTTCGCAATACTTTGAATAATAGGAGACTATATGAGCGTTTTAAGTTCAGTTGTTGCTTCAATAAATAAAGCAATAATTAAAGCTACTACAGCCGGGGATACAAAGGCAGTTAATAAGCTTACAAAGTTAGCAGATAAGCCTGACGCTGTTACTAATAGAATACAGCAAATTCAAGCTAAGCAAGCTGATTATGATGAAAGTGTTGATACTTATATTCATCAAACAAATGCCCAAGGGGATATTAATGAAGGAAACTTTAGATATCGCGCAGGATCAACTCCTGCAGCTGAAGGCAGGGGAGAAGGCATATTTACTAGTCCCACTAGCTACGCTGACCAAAACGCAGCATATGGAGCCCGTGAGCTAGGAGTTGTAACCGCAAGGGCTGACGCATCTAAATTAGGACAGGGCCAAACCAGATTAGCTATGGATGGCCCAGATGTACCTGAAACTTTTATTCCTGAGGCGCAAGTACAAGAAATTTTTGAAATCAAACCTGCTACTATGCAATTAACTGAAATGGGCAATAAGACAGTTACTTCTATAGCAAAAGCTACTGAAAACTTTAAGTCGTCTGTTTCTGATATGCGTAAAAGCAATGACATCAAAAAATTATTTGAAAGTGAAGATATGTCCGATGAAAAAATAGTCGGGATGTTTATTGACTCACTAAGAGTTATTGACGAAAACGCTGCTGGGCAAGCTAGAAAAGTTGCTGGACATGAAAAAGTTTATGAAAGAGTATCTTTGCAAGACTTATACGATAAAGTAGGGCGTAAGATAGAAGCCCGTATGACTATAGGCACTAAAAATAGGTGGTCTCCACAAAAACGTAGAGAAGCCGGGGCTACTATGCTAAACTACACCCGAGGTAATTTAGGAGAGTTTATTGAAGAAGCTACAGTTAAAACCAAAATTGGTAAAGGGTTAGAAGTTAAAGACGAATTATTATTAACTACTAATAAAGGCTTTAAAGATTGGGCACGTTCTGGTGGAAGAACATTAATGAATGCTCTTGAAGGCCCTAGAGAAGCTAGAAATCCATCTATTGATTTCCATGGTGACTGGGTTATGAATGAAGCTGGCGAAATAGTTGGATTTCCAAGAGGGTCTACTAAGGCAGAGTTCTTTTCTGGAGGAACCAAAGTTCAATTATCAGAATCTAACTTTCCCTCAGTTATTAAATCCTTAAATATTTTAGGCAAGCAGCAGCTTGGTATGGATAAAGATTTCTTTGCGTTAACTAAAACACTTGGCAAAAAGGGAATTTTAAAAGAACGCCCTGGTCCATTAGCTGAGCATAAAGAGTCATTAAATATGCACAGATTAACTGACACAGAGCAAGATGAATTAACTGAAGCGTACGATAAATTGGGGGAAATGCTTAAAGAGGCATTTCCTAATAAGCCTGCTACAGGAAAGCAGTTTATCGAATTAAAAGAATCGACATTCTCAAGCCGCGCAAAAGCATTAGATTCTATTGCTAAAGAAACTAAAACTAGGGGAGATCAGTACAAATCTAAACAAAGCTTTACTAGAAGACTAGACGAAGAGTTGGAAAAAAGATTTGCTAATGACCCTGAAGCTAAAGTTTATATGCAACATAATGTTGATACGCGAGGGCGCACTTCGCCTATAGACCCTTCCGGAGCTTCTTTAAACTCTGGTGGCGCAATTAGGCATGGTTTTACAGGGGCTAAAAAGCCGATAGTATACGGGGATGAAGGCTTTAACCAAATTGTTGATGATTTAGTTTTATTTGACGATAAAGCGGGATTGAGTAAAATACAAGGCACTGGATTAGATAGACATTCGCATTGGCTAAAAAATAAAGATACTTACCTTAAGCAAGGTCAAGAAGCTTTAGACAATGTAAATAATCCTGATTGGAATCCAAAATGGATGAACCGAAAAGATGCGGGGCCTTATTTAAGAGGAGTTATGGAAGTAGCTCGGATTAAGAAAGCGCATGATAATGGTGTTCCTTATGAGTCTAATATGATGATTGAGGTTGACGCGCCTTCTTCAGGTTCTCAGCATATTGGCGCACAATACGGCGATGAAAATATATTAAAGTTAACAAGTGTCCTTACTGACCCCGTTGACCGTACAGGATTGACTGCTGCAGAAATAAGAATGCTAAGTGAAGGTGTCCCAGATGACGCTATTGCTAAAGACTTATACACAGATGTTGGAGTTAAATACAAAAAGTATATGGAGTCTAGCTACGAAGAGCTAGCCCAAACCGATCCTGAAAAAGCTCGTTTGTTTAAAGAAATTTCAGACGAATTTTTAGGTGGGGACAGAGGGATTGTTAAACCTATTGTTATGAAAGTTCCTTATGGAGCAGGAAACGATACTCTTAAAATTGATTTAAACACGCAATTAGATGGCAGAAAAAAGTTAGCAATTTTAGAACGTGGTGTTGATCCCGACGAATTAATGGAATTTCATTGGGATAAGGGTATGGCTAAGGCTTTAAATGAAGGTCTTGCTACTCAATATCAATTTAAAGAATTTAATTCTGTTATAGGTAAGATTTTTAATACTGCTAAAAATAGAAAGCCTTTGCTAGTTGAAGGCCCCTCTGGTGATATAACTGACTTAACAAGATATGTTATGGGAAGCGAAAGAACTTTTAGGTCCACTATTGGCCCTGAAGGTGTTCCCGATTTAGCGGCAGCAAAAGATGCTAAATGGAGAGGGCAAGAAGTAACTGTATACAATCAAGTCCCTAAATCTGATATATCCCCTGAAGCTATTAAAAAGATTGCAACAGATGCAAAAATGGTGACTCAGGGAATGGCGCCTAATGTAACACATATGATGGACGCGGGATTTTTGCATAAATTGGTTCAAGCTGCGGATGCCGCAGGTATTGAAGTTAGAGTTGTGCATGACGCATTCTTTGTTCATCCAAATGATGTTAAGGCGGTCAAACAATTATCAGGAAAAGTATTTCAAGATCTCCACGCTAATTACAATATTAGAGAAAAGATGGTTGAAGGCTTAGCTAAAGCTACTGGTATGTCCACGGAAAGTATACTAGCTAAAATTGAAGCTAAGGGTTTAACTATGGAAACTAAGTTTGATATTGGAGCACAACCTGTAGAAAGATTTACTAACGTTGTTCGAGGAGGATAACTATGTACAAAGATTACAATGTAATGTCTGCTCAAGGAATGACAGATGCTGAATTGTTAAAAGCTAACGGAGGACCTGAAAAATTTGCGGGTACTCCCAAAGTTAACACATTTATGGTTAATAAAGTTTATCACGATAATCTTAAAGCTGGAATGTCTAAAGCTGAAGCAAATGTAAGAAAGATTGAAGCTCAAAAGTTAGTAAAAGCCACGAAAGATTGGCGAGGTTACTAAAACAAAAAATAAAGCTACATTTTGGATATAACGTCCAATTTGTAGCTTTATTTTTGCTTTTTAAGGAAAAGCTGATCTCCAGGATCCCCGTATAGAGCACTTTTAAATGCTTGGCTTATGTTTGTTTAGCTTTATTTTTAACTACTTTAAAACAAGTAATATGGAGCAATGGGCAAAAATAAAGGGCCATAACCAGGTTTTAACCCGACTATAGCCCATATTTACTTATTCAACTAGTCCTTTTTTGACAGTAAGCTCTTTTGCTAGAGTATCACTTGATAATGCCCCAACTAACTTTCGCGGCTCTTTGCCACTAATTTCAATTACTGTTGTAGGTATTGACTTTACTCCGTAAGCTACTGCTATTTCAGAGCCCTCTGAAGATTCAATATTATATTTTTCTACTTTCCAATCTCCTGTAAGCCTATTTGTTACCTTATCAAATATAGGGCCATAGTTTTTACAAGGCCCACACCAATCCGCATGAAATTTTATTACTTTATGCATTCTCTTTTCTCCGAACTATGAAACGCTGAAATTCTTAAAGACTTAATTAGCCCTAAAATTGTAATTTCTAACTCCTCTTTCATTTCATCACTGTAGTTAATACTTTCGTATAAATTAACTGCGGTGCTAAGTGCCTCTGCTATTTCCATAACTGGGTATTTATCACATTGCATTATTTTTTCTCCTCAGAGCCAACAATTGCCGGCTTTTTATTTTTATCTTCTTTTGGTTGTTTAGTTTCAAGTAAAAACTGGATAAGGTTCCTATGAACATCATCACTCATTGGTACCTCATCTATTTCTACTATAGAAGTATTTAAAAATGGTGAATCCACATCCACCAGTTGAATTGTTACTTTTGCTATTGTAGCCATTATTTATCTCCTATTACTTGTGTTATTGTGTTTTCAGTATACCACCTGAATTTATTTTTAGTTGCCCATTCACCGTGGGTTAGCTTTGTGCCATCTTTACGAACTTTTGCATGAGGCATTGGAGTTTTATGATTATAAAATAAAAATAGCAACTCTTTACCTTTTGGCAAAGAGTCCCTAATCCACACATATTTTCTAGCTTCTGCGCTGTCCATAAATCTACCTTTAGCTTCTATAATTAAATTACCTTTGCCAAAGTCCGGGGTGTAAGTATGGTCAATTGTGTAAGAAATTTTATCTGGGTGGTGCTCCCAATCTTTTAGTAACCCTTCCCCTAACTCCTCTTCCCATTTAGAATCAGCATTTCTTATTGAAGCTTTCCATTTATTATTTGGTCTATAACCCATTACTTCATTCTCCCATTATTAGGGCCATTCGTAAATGGCTTAACCCTAACTCCATCTATAACATTTTTAGTTTTACTTCCACAAGCTGTGCAAGGGCTAGGTTTGTTATAATCCGCTAAAGCCCTATGCTCATCCTCTTCAAGCCCACAAACTGTGCATTTATTTCTATATACCATCTAACTCTCCTATTTTAGCAATATACTCTTCTTTGCTAAGACGCACTTCTTTGTATTTTAGCCTTTCTAGCTCTTCTTTTAAATCTTCTATTTCTTTTTTCAAAGATCTATTTATTTCTAAAGCTAAGCTTAAGGCGTTTTGATTGTTGTTAGGATTGCTCATTGCGCCTCCTCTGCCCAACCCCAAGAATCACCTGACATTCCTGCCGCGTTGTAATCTGTAACAGTCCCTTCAAAAAAGTTTTTAAAGCTGTCACCACCAATAATCCATTCTACCCAAGGTAATGGGTTCTCTTTAACCTTAAAATTAGGTTTTAGCCCTAATTGTATAAGCCTCCTATCCGCAATGTACCTAATATAGCTTTTAACTTCTTTAGCCGTCAGTCCTTCAACTGGGCCAAGGCCAAATGCTAAATCAACTACTTTGTCTTCCAATGCAACAGCAACTCTAACCATTTCGTATACTTCGTTTTTAAATTCATCATTAACAATACGAGGATGCTCATCAACGAATACCCTAAATAACTTGGTCATAGCCTCTACGTGTTTGGTCTCATCCCTTATTGACCACTCAACAACTTCACACATACCTTTCATTTTGCCAAACCGTTGGTAGTTAAGAAGCATAATAAATGCTGAAAATAGACTCATACCTTCATTAATACAAGTTTGCGCTAAAGCTTTTCCTAAGCCATGATGGGTTGTTACATCATTGTTTTGCATAAATTCAATTTTAGCAACCATCTCTTTATACTCTAAAAATGCTGAGTATTCTTCGTCTGGAAATCCTAGCGTATCATTTAGTAATGCGTAAGCCCTTTGATGGGTTCCTTCACGATTAGCAAAAGATAAAAGCATATTTCTAATTTCATTGTTTTTGAACTTAGGAATAAATAAATCACAATAGTTTGTGGCCACTTGCACATCTGATTGTGTAAACAATCTAAATATTTGTGTTATGTGATTCTTTTCTTCCGGGGTTATTACTTCTTTTTTCCACTGGTCAACGTCTTCTTGCAATTTTAGTTCCCATGTTCCCCAATGAATTTTTTCGTGGTCCTCTGTGACCTCCATTGCAAACGGGTACTTAAAAGGTTTATACGTTTTGCTTTCTTCTAATAAACTCATTTTTCTCTCCTTATATTTATCCTGAACACGCTAAGCATTCAGTATCATCAATTTTAAAATCTTTAATTTTATCTTGTTCTACTTTTATTCCAACCTTTTCACCTGTTTCACCGGCAGAAGCCCTTAAATAATATAGGCCCTTAAGATTAGATTTCCAAGCAGTAACGTGGACGCTATTAACATAAGACTTCATTGACCCCGCTTCAAAGAAAACATTAACAGACTGCCCTTGGCAAATATGCACTTGTCGGTCTGCTGCGTGCTGAACAACCCAATGCTGATCTAGCTCAAATGCAGTTTTAAATACATCTTTTTCCCAATCTGTTAAGTAATCTAAATGTTGAACAGACCCTTCATGCCTTATAATGTCTCTCCATTCTTCTTCTAACCACTCTTTACTTTCAGCTAATCTTAGCCTGTGCTCTTCTAACACAAATTCTAAATTTGTATTTTTAATTAAATGAGCCCCTACTCTGGTTCTATGCGTAAATGCATTTGATTTAAGAGGTTCAATAGAGGGCGATGTTCCAAGTATCATGCCTGAATTAGCGTTAGGCGCAATAGCTAACAAATGACTATTTCTACGGCCTGTGCCTTTACCTAACTTGTATTCACCTCTAGTTTTAGCTAAAGCTTTTGTAGCTTCTACTGCTTTTTCTTTAATATGCTTAAATACCATTTGATTTTTGCTGACAGCCAATGCCGACTCAAAAGGTATATTGCTTGCCTGTAAATAACTATGAAATCCCATGGCCCCTAAGCCTAAGCTACGCTCAGACGCGGCGGAATAAGCAGCTCTTGCAATTTCTGGGGGTGAGTGTTTTATAAACTCTTCAAGTACATTATCTAACATAGTGATTAAATCTTGCACTAATGTAGTATTTTGCCATTCTTCAAACTTTTCTAAATTAAGCGACGACAAACAGCAAACGGCTGTTCTGTCTTTATCTGTAGGCAAATGTATTTCATTACACAAGTTAGACCCTTTAATAGATAGCCCTTTATCTTTTAATGCTTGAGGCAATTTTCTATTAGATTCGTCAATAAAGTTAATATAAGGCTCTCCCGTTCTAAACCTTGTTTCTAAAACTCTTTGCCATAAATCTCTAGCGTCTACAGTATCTCTAA